CTCTCCATTATTTCTCCTTATAAAAATAAATGGAGCTACAGAACTCATTGTACATGAGAACGTAGCCCCATTGACTATAAACCTTATATTGGCTAAAATTTATTTAGTTTTACGGTTCACCACTGTAAACAATACATTCTGCGGTATCTGAACGCCAGTTAAATGTATGGGTAGCATTTTGGTTCACTGTTGAGGCATACGCATCTCCTGTCAAAATCATTTCTGGAATGTACACAGTCTTTAGAACTGTACTAGCATCGCAGGGGTCTAAGATTTTAACTGAGAGGTCTACACCCGAAGAAACACACTCTACACCAATTTCAAATTCTGTATCACCAGAACTGATTGATCCATTTAACAGCAAGTCCATTAATTCAGTATCTGTATCAAGTACAGCGATTGTACCTGTAACTTCGGGTACTTGTCTCTGATAACCAACTACTGCGGTATTACCGAGTTCCTTAACTGCTTGTGTATTCAATGTACCATTGATGGAAACATTTTGTACACGTGGAATATTGTTTGCGGCAATTTCTATTTTGACATCTTTGCCACGGGTAGCCGCTGGAACTTGGGGTTCTGAAATATCAGCCCAATTGTTACCAACAGGATTAGCGTGGTAGACAGCCATGACTTGTGAAGCCATGGAATCTCCCGTAGTCAAAGTAGTACCAACAATTCTATACTCACCAGTTCCAGGAGCACCAGTAACTTCAGTTAAATATGCACCATCAAGGATTACTGATAAACCATAATTAGCGTTCTTTAATACAATAGGTGTCTGTGATAAAGCAAATGAAGTAGTGCCGATTATGAAACGATCAACAATAACATCATTCTTAAACCACCGTGCCTCAGAACCAATTAATGTATAGTCTTCAGTGGATTCACCATCTACACTGTATGCAAAGGCGAAGTCTCTTACCTGAAGTCTTTTAGCATGTGCTGACTTTACATAATCGGATACAGAAGCATCTTTAACAAAGACTATTGCATCAACTTCTTGTAAATCTGAGATGTCAACGCCAGCATTAGGAAAGTTAGCTGGATCATTTCCAGTCAACACCGCGAATGTTCTGACACCAACATCAAAGACACTGAAAGTCAACGTAACGTTAGGGGTATCTAAAGAAGTTCCTGCTATCTGTGGATTACCAATTTCGTAAATTGAGGTAGAAGGTACTTCTTTATTGATAGTAAATCTTTGTACACGTGCAATATCCAACTGATCGTATGGCCCTACGATTCGTAGTTTTAGCTCATCAGAAGGAATTGCTAATCTCTTTGCCATATACTTTTTTCTCCTTTGGAGTTATAATATTATCTCTTGTGGTCTAATTGTTCTTGTTTTGTAATATTTACTTTAGATTTCTTGATTACTCGTTTTCTTTTTCTTTCACATTCAGCACAGTAATAAGAAAATCCTCTAGAATATACATCACTAATATAAAAATCTTCTTTATTTTTATATTGACCACACTTCTTACAAAGATACATATGATATCTTAATAAGCCTCCTAAATTTGATTGTAAATTGCTGTAAAAGATACGGTAGCTCTATAATACAACTTTTCTACTAGCTGAGGCATAACACGGACTATAACAAGTTTTAGTGTATCTGTATTCATACAACCTAGTTGAGGAACAGCGGTTGGTGGAAAACCTTGTTCATAGTCATACACAGGAATACACTCATCGAGTGCATTCATGATTGTATACGCAAAGTCATCTCTCTGCGCCTTATTTTTTGCGAACACGTCAATGTCCCAAGCTCTAATTCTATATGTTGTTCTATTCCCTAATTCGAATGGATATGCCCTAATATCAGATGCCTCTACTGCTATTGAGGGAATCTCTAATCCTTCTACGGGAAATCCATCTACAACCGTTACAAACGGAGTAGCTGAAAACAATGATTGTACATAATAATAAACTGATAAATCTTGTATTTTTTCTAATAACATCTTATTCCCTTAGTTGCTTCACAAATCTACCACCTTGTCCATGAATTCTATATAATTGATTTCCTCTAGCTCCGTAGAATTGATGAACCTCTCCGTTAATGAATTTTAATTTCCTCACAGATTTAAGCCCTTCTTTACCCGTAAACTCTGGTAATTCCTCTTTTCGTTTCTCAATTATATCTAAGACTTCTTTATCTATCTTTACAACATAGTCATCATCAATTTCTTCATAATCCCCCAATGATAGATCAAAGTCCTCTCTAATAGTATTACTAATAATATCTTCTGCCTCTTCTTTAAAACGATCATAGGCATTCTTAAACTCTAGTATTAGTGCTGCTTTAATTTTTCTTTCCATATATAGTGGATGAACTGCTGGATATGGTGTACCACCGTCTCCCATACCTCCACCTGTATTTCCATGCTCTAATAAATACCAAAAGGGGGCTTTATCTACTGGAAGAAGTGAGAGTCTTGTCGTGATGGTTTCTCTGTATTTTCCACGATATTTATCAGTAACATCTACGGTTTCAGTTTTACTTTCACCACCTTCCCCCTTAACTTTTTTAGTTCTGGTTACAGTTCTACCTTCACGATCAACACCATAAATATATCTAGCCCATTTCTCTGACGCTATTCCAATATCTCTACTATGCATTTTCCCCATTCCCATAGCTTCTCTAGTGGCTACTACTGCGTCAGCCCATTGATCAATCGAACCTAATACAGATAAATCAACTCTTATTGCGGGACGGTCATAATTTGATGGTTGGTCTATTACAATCATATTACCATCTAAATTTAAATCCACCGCTGTTAGTAAATGATTTACATAAAGATCATAATTATATTCTACAGATTCCATGCAAGCCGCCATAATTGTAGTACGGACTACATCTTTATAAATATTGGATAAGTAGTCCATTGCAAACATATGAGTAGCTTTTTCAACCGCATCAGTAACCTCATATGAGGCTAGGGTTTCTGTTAATGCTTCTAATTCTTTGTGAAGTGTAGATGCTGAATCTTCTAACCTACCAAAAAGATTATCTCTCCAATTAACAAAATAATCGGCGGTAATAAAATCATCAGGCATTAATAATCAACATCTCCTAAAATTGATTTAACTACAGAGCGTGCAAATTCATTAGTATAATCTAAAACTAATTTCCTTACCAATGGGTATAGATCGTCATCTGTAATCAACTGTTCTAAATTTCCTAAGAGTCCGGCTTGTGATTTCTTAGCTTGTTGATCTATACTTCTTACAACATCAATAACATTAAATCCTTCAATGATTACTTTTGTCATGATTCCTTTTCCTCCAAATCTATCAATATCCTGTTGATACCCTGCACACCACGTACAATCTTTTTCTTAATAGTCATGGTACGCTCATCAACAATCATCCATTTTGTCTTATCAACAATTATTTCATTATCGGGGGAGTATTTTATTTGTACCCTACAAATACCATCATCCATTTGACCAGCCGTTACCCAACCTAATTGTTCTGAGTACCCCCAAGAAATATGTCCACTTAGTGTAGTAGATTCATAGATGGGTATCCAATATTCTCCTGAACATGTAGTACAAAAAGCGTCTGTAGATGCATCATTTACAGGATCATAGTCGCAAACGGGACAGCCAGATACTGTTTCTATATAATGAAAATCAACATTTCTTCCAATTGCCCCTCTAATTGCATCTACTATTTCAACTTCATCGGCGGTAGGCCAAATAATATTAGGCATAGGTTCCCTCGAAAATGGGATTCCAATAAGTTTTTACAATGTTTTTCCACTCATATATGGGACTATTGAACTTAACCAAAGTCTTATCTGCAAGATCAGCATATAGTTCTTTATTTTCATAAATTTCATTTAGCTTCTCTGCAACATCTTTTGGATGTACAAGACCACTAATTGTTAACATCTCTTGATTAGTAAGGTATTGATTGATAGGTATCAAAAGTCCACAGTCATTATATAATTCTTTTAAGGCGCTGTGTCCGGGTACGATCTGTGGAGCGCCTGTTATTGCATGTTCCATATTTGTTAAAGACCAGCCCTCACCTAAACAAGTGTTTAAACCTACATCACATGCGTTGTAAATATAATTCAATTTTGTTATAGGTACGGATTGTAATACACGATTCTGGTTAGATAGTACCAATCTCGTATCAATTTGATATCTTACAGCTAATTTTAAAATATCAAATCCAGCATCTTTAGTACCCATATGTAAGTACAATTTTACGTTGTTAGGTTTGTCTCTAGCAAATATAGAGAAACCTTGGATTGTTAAATCTACTCGCTTTCTTGGCTGGTTTCTATTTGCATTTAGAACTACAAAGGAATTTATGAATTCCTCATTATCACTGAAAAATGATTTCTTAACTTGCGTTCTATCATTATTAATTTTGAAGAAGCTGGCTTTATCGATCCCATGTGGTATAACCGCAATTCTATTTCTTAGTTCTGGTGGAAGTATTTTTATTATTTCATTCTTTCCAAATTCAGTATAGACACAAATTTTTTCTACTATATCATAATCTTGAAACCAACCTACATCTAAATCCATAGCATCTACTGGAAAATACACAACTACTCTTGACTCAGATGAATGTTCTTTAATTAATTTCAAATATTTAGATACAACCCAAGGATCATTAATAATAAAAATAATGGATGGATTAAGTACCGCTAAATTTTTAATTCTACTAAATCCCCAAATATCTCTAGTACCTCCAATATTGGCTGGATAAATCTTCCACCAATAATCATGAGGATCACCAAAATAGTTTACCCCTAAATGATGAACATCAAATTTATTTCTATCCAGATTTCCTAAAATATTATGCATAACCGTACTAAAACCCGTTGGTGCAACTGCATCACCAATCGCTAAAATCCTTTCCATATAACCTCCTTTATTTCATATTTCCTATTTCATATTCGTTATTTAAATATCCTGGTAGAGTTCCCTTAACAGGATATGCTAATCTTTTCATTGGTGGTTTTATAACATAATTCAATTCAGTCCAGAGACGGTCTAAAATACTACTTCTAGTTCTAGCCTGTTCTAGATTGCTATAGGATATTTCAGCATCTCTCCAACTTGCAATACTCCAAGCAGAGTTCTCTAAACTTCCCTCAAGAATAATTATAGCCGCCATTAAAACAATAATTTGTTTATCTTGTGGCTCTATAATTCCATAGGTTGATTCGTCAAATAACCAATCTGTTATTGTTGGGTTTCTGTAAATATTATCAGAACCATCTATTAGATATTTGAAATTCATCCACTTAATAAGAGATTCTACAGATGCTACTAATGCTGTTTCCAACCATACATCCGTATATCTATATGATCCTGAAGTTGTATCCCCAATTTTTAATCTTAAAAATGGGATCAAGTCTGTAAGATTTGACATTAGCCTCTCTCTTTATAATTCTTCTGATGGGTATTCAGCTAATTGCTTTTCTGCTAATTTTCCTTCAAGAAACTTGATAATCTTTTCTGATTTTTCCATTTCCTTAGCTAATTCTAATAGTCTAAATATTGGAGCAATAGATGTCATCTTATCAACGGTATTCTTTAATGTAAAGAATTTCTGTTTAAGAACTGCGGTCATTTCTTCTTCAGACATGGAATTAATTTTTTCTGTATCACTCTGCACTTTCTCTTTACGTAAGTACGAAATAATAGTACCAGTCTCTAAGTACCGTCTGTTTGCTCGTTTGAAATAATTATCCTCATCCATTGACCATGTATCCACAATACAATCTTCATTATTCTTTTCTTTAGGGTTTCCATATAATATAATTCCTTCGGGTTGGCGTGTAATATGATTAACCACCATTACATGTAATTTTCCTAAGACAGTTTTAATATAAGTTGCGTATGGTTTAGTAAGACCTTCCATATAAAGTGCCATAATTTCTCCTCTCATTTATCCATAATATAGTATTATAAATCTAACGATAGCCAACAGATGCCTTCTCCTGCTATCTCTCCATATAAATAAAGATCGTCCATATCTCCTACATATTCAAACACGACTAATTCTCCAGGGGTCAACATAAATCCTGAAGAGAAGTCAACATCATTATTTCCGTCATTCCCAATTACAACATAGTGTGTATTTGTTTCTAATGCCTTGATAGCCACTGGTTTATTGACGGTTGTATTTGATTCCAATGGTTGTGCTACACCTGATACTAAGATCAAACATTGCCCGCTAATTTTCATATATCCCTTTATAAAAATAAAGGGAGGGAGTTAGAGTTCCCTCCCTTCAATTATTGTGTATTTAAATTAGTTTACACCAACTCAATTACGTAGAGTCCTAAAGCGTTCCAGATCAATAACCCGAATTGGGTATAAAGTTCCAAGAACCATTGTGGGGGTGTGGGGCGCATATCGGTGTACTGCTTGGTTTTAACATCACCATAGGTAATGAATTCACCAACATTCTCTCCCAAAACAAGAATCCTGTTTGTAGGAATTAATGCATTATAGTCTTCGAGATTGTCATAGACTTGTTCTAGACTAACAAGCGGTGCGCCATAATAGCGACCTAACATACCACGCTGTCGGATTTCCTCAATAGCCGGATCACTTCCCGCCCACTGAGAACCACCGTCATTCCAGAAGGCACCAAATTTAGTAATAGGAGTCATTGCGGCTCTACTACCAACTACTGCCTTCACGCCAGATGTGGTCTGATTAATACGATCAATAGCATCTTCTAACACACTTGCAGTCACGGAACCCGCAACTAAAGTGTAGTTACTAGGGGTATTGATTGCTGTCCAAATGGTTGTCAGAGCGGTGAACACTTTATTGAGGAAATAATCCTTCAACTTAGCGGACATCTCTGATCTAATTTCATCTACGGTACCAATTTCACCGTTTTCCATTTCCCATTCATTCCAAGTAGTCTTAACGTCAGCACCATCAAGGATGTAATTAATACGATCCGTCACGGTAACTTCGTGTGCTAAATGGATACTTCCTGGTACTAAGGTATGTACCTCAAGACCCTTACGAAGTTTCTTAACCAGACTATCGCCTGGTTTCAAACTTCGAGAGTTGAGTAACATGCCGACAAAATCAGTAGTAATGTGATTGGGCTGTACATATTCCACAATCATTTCTGCTACAGCGTCTCGGTCTCCCTTTTTCAATAAAGATGCAATTGCTTGATGAAGTTCGTTTTCATTCATAATTTAATTGCCTCCATTAATGAAGAATCTTAAAGGTTAACTTACTATCGTGGAGACGGATAACTTCAGCTACTGTATTTGATGCACCATACTTTAATTTGCCGCCCTGTCCAGCACCGTCATCACCATTGTT